CTCAACTGCTTACGCACCTCTGCTGTCTTAGCCTTAACGTGCAATTCGTCAGGTAGGCGCGGTTCGTTCGGCTTGCTGACAGGAATATGCCAGCGGCAATAGGCGTCGCGCAAGTCAATTCGCATTGTGATCCTTTAGCAGCGCGGCGAGCCAGCAGTCTGGGGCATGTCCGTCCTCTGGATAGTGGTAGCAGCAAGGACATTGTCGGTTGCCGTCAATATCTCGCGGGCTAAGTTGGAACCACTCGATCGCCCGCAGCTTCTCAATCTCAACTGGCACCTTGCCAGTCGGTGGATCGTCACAAAAGCCGGACAGACTGGCAAGCTCATCGCAAATACTTAGGTGTTTGCCCGGGTTGCACAAGTGCCCGCATATCTCGCCTTGAGCAATGCAAATTGCCACGTGCATTCTTGTGTAGTGCTTTTGATCCACCACCACCACCTTGCCAGTCGGCGGGGTGGCAAAAGCATCGTCGGCCAATTCGAGTTCTACTGAGCGCACAATGCCATCTTCCAATGCGCTGCGCAGATTCTCGTTTGACTGCTTCAACGCCGCGTTCTCCGCTTTCAGGGCGGTATAATCTCGATAAAGATAGGGCCACTTGCGCTTCAGTTCAGCTTTGATCTGTTCGTGTGCATCAGTCTTCATCGTTATCCTCCTTGTTCATCGCTTCCCTCTTCGCTCGTCTCCTCTCGTCAGAGGCCGCGAACGAAGTCTCGTATACCTCCGCACCCTCCTTGAATCCTTGTAATCTATGCTCGTATATCGACGGGTCGTGCTGCGCGTAACTCTTCATTTGCTGCCTGGGATCGTTCCCGCTTGTTGCCCCGCCGTTCTTGCTCGGCATCTTCCCCGCCGCATAGTCTGCGATCCATCGTCGCACCGTGTTGATCTGCCACGTCACACCCCACTCCACAAGGCGATCCATACAGCCGGTTATCTGCGCGACTGTATACGCTTCGTCAACAACCATCGCCTTCATGCCTTGCTGGATTGGTAGCCATGCGTTGCCGCGAGGTCGTGCGCCTCGGATTGTGGCGTAGTGCTCGGTGAGGGTTGAGAGATCTTCTTTCGAGATCGTAACCTTAGGAACTTCTTTACCGTTACCATTACCTAGACCTTTACTTATACCTTGTGACCTAAGAAGGGGCATAGAAGCCCCTTCATAAGGGCTTGGCAAGTCAATTCCATTCAGCACTCTCGACACATTCTCTGAAAACCCCTCGCGCTCTCTTAGCAGCCGGATGATTCCCTGATGGGCCTTGTTGTTCTCATTGAGTTCCTTGTTGCCCTGGAAGCGGATGAACCTCTTGACCCAGACGCGATCCCCGTTCGTTTCGTAGCACCTCTCAAGCCCCTTCATGGCTTCTAGGATGTCTTGATGAGACACGCCTATCTCAAACGCTGCGCCCTCAAGATCAATCTCCCAGAATCCGGCGATGTCACAGCGGTCGTACAGGTAGAGACACATCAGTTTTGCCGTTGGAGTGAGCTTGCGGAACCAAGGATCTTTCCATTTCTCTGAGTCTGTGAATCGCTTAGGCATCACTCGCCGCCAACGGACCTGTCAACCATGCCCATTTCTTGCGTGTCGCAATGTGTCCAATATGCCGGACACTGACATTGTGCCGTTTTGCGATAGACCTTCTTGGTTCGCTACTAAGCGACGTCCATATATCGAGAACATCAGATTCAGTTAGCTTGGAGCCGCCAACCATTTCACCACGAACGTGCAGCCCCATCATTACCGCGTGATCAACGTTCTCTTGGTTAGTAACATACTCTATATTCGTTATATGATTGTTTGATTTGTTTCCGTCCTTGTGGTTTGTCTCCATTCCACCAGCACGAGGACCGACGAAAGAAGCCATAACAAGACTATGTATAGTGAACGTCTTCGGCACGCCGTATTTGTGGAGGCCGACACGCACATATCCATCCCTGTCTGGTGTGCATTTCAGAATCGTAGCAGTATCCCCGTAATTGCTGCGAACCCGCCCATGATTGCTCACATCATAGAAGCCTTCGTAACAAGGGATAGGCGTCCAGATTTCGCGCATTGATGGTTCGTTCTTTGTTCCCATTTACATCACCTCTGCTATTAGGTTGCAAGGGCGACCGCCTATAGCAGACGGCCTGGGAAGGCCGGGTGGCCGCCCCGCTTCTAGATTATAGTGCATCATGCCACAGAATCCAAGCCTCGCAACGGATCGTATTCCGCGCACGATGGGACGATACAGTAGTATCCGCCCCCTCCATTTTCATTCTCATACTCGACGTAGATGTTGTGTGGGTCAGTTGAGTCGCACACGATTCCAACATTACCCGCGTCATCAATGACACGATCTCCTTTCTCTGGGAATACGAGTTTGCCTTTCTTCATCCATCCTCCTCTACCATCACGTCTCGGAATCCAAGTCTTTGACAGTCAAAGCATCTGGCGCGTAACATCGCGCCTCTTCCGGCTTGCCGTCATCAAACACAACCGCACCGTCCAAATCCGGCCGTCTTCGCACTGCCATGTCTATGAGGACAACATCCCAACCGGCAGAGCTTGCTGATTTGTATGTCGCGTAGCGTGCCTTGCCAGCAGTTTGGTGATAGACGATGCTCGTTATGCCGGTAGCAGGATCATCGACCTGAAACGCCTTCATCACGCCTCCTCGGCAAGGGCGCGGACTTGCGGAATCAACCCAGTAAGCGCCAGCGAGCAAGCTATGTGGCTTTTGGGATCGTATCCTTGTTCCGGAGACCGTTTGCACTCTATAGCAGCTCTGTTTAAATGTTCCGCCCGAGTTTCGAGTAGGTCTATAACCGCATCAGTCGTCTCGCGGCGGATGTCGGGGCGCTTGTTCCATGCGGCGATGGCGTCAGCGATATTCTCTTCTTTGGTCTTAGTGCCGTCGTCTGCCAGGTTCGATTCAGCGCCGCACCCGGTACATTTCACAACAGCGAAGAGTTCGCAGGAATCTTTCCATGTACGAACCTTTGCCTCTCCCCCACAAAACGGGCACGGCTTCAACTCAGGCATTCTCTCCTCTGGCAGATTCGTGTCTTCATTGTTCTTCATTGTTCCTCCTTGTCTCTCTCTGCGATCATCGCGTCGGCCTGAACGCCTGCCTGGTCCGCAAACCATGCTGGGCCAAGGGATAGTGCGTCTGGCTCTCGGCAGTCCTGCAGCGCCGCGTTAGACAACAAGCCAATTAGCGCCGTCCCCGCGAACCAGTCGCGTAGAGACATGCCGCCCACCGTTTCGATTATCCAATCGGGATTCTTTCGAAAAGCAGTCCTCGCTTTTACAGATCTTGGAAACGCCGATCCTCCGTCTTTCATTGTTCCTCCTCCTCCTTGGCTAGAATCCGCCGAACTCTGGCATAGCGTCGAATTCTTCTTGTGTCATCTCGATCAGCTTCAACTCGTATGTATCCCCAATCTCTGCGCCGTCAAAGAGAGTGGACAAATCCATGCACCCAGTTGACTCAACGATATACGCACTTCCCTGCCCGTCAACCGTAGCTTGCACACAAAGTATCTTGTTCATGATCCTCCTTGATTCTCATAGTCATAGATCATGCGCTTGGTCTCTTCTACCATATCCTCCATCCAGTCACAGTTGTGTTTCCACAGCCTTACGAAACCTTCATGATCTTGCGCTCTTACTTCGTCGCTTCGCATGAACTCGAAGTTGGTATGGTCATAGAACTCCTTCATCAGTCGACGTTGCTCAGATGACGCCATGACCCTCCCCGCAAGAACAGTTGCAACTTCAGAAACCATAGCACGATATAGGCCCAGCCAAGTTGGATCACGATCCACGCTTTTCTCATCCCACCCTCCTCGCTATCCGCTCCACCTCTAACAACAACTCAACCCGCGCCTCGTGCGCTGTCACTTCCGCGTCAATCGCCTTCAGCGTCAAGCCTCTCAGACGGTCGCTAGGCTCCTCGACGTGTATTGGGCCTATCTCCGGCCCCGAGTCGATCTGTGGCCCCAATCGCTTCGACACGGCATAGAACGCGGTCACATGTCGGCACAGCGTCCTGGCGTCACAGGGGCACGTCGTATTCAGGATGGACTTGTCACCGGGATCGTCAACGTGCGGCTTGATGTGCACCGTGTATACGTCCTCAGTCGTGAACGACCGAACGTAGGCGAGGCTCTTATCTACAGGATCAATCTGAACGTGGTCGCGGAAGTCTGCTGGCAGGGCGTCGATCTTGGCAAGGATGTCAGATACCAGGACGCGCATCATTCCTCCTCTACCTCGCCAGCCTCGCCGCAACTCGGACACCAGTATGGCGGCACATCGGCCAGCATGTCATCTAGCGGGTATGCCGCTACCATCTCCGCTTCGTATTGATCGCAGGTGTATGAGTTGCCGCAGGCTGTGCAGGTGAACATCTTTGGCCGCAAGTCTGCTTCGCACTTGGTCTCGCATCCATCGCAAGGTTCGTCCATGATGCACTTCGTTGCTTTTTCGTATGGACATTGTTTCATCATATGGATTGGCATCACGCCTCCCGGACCATTTGTTGTCTCTTCAGTCGTTCGATGTAATCCTTTGGATTCAAAGGCACGTCGTGCAAGTGGTAGTAGCAGCGCAGCCCTATGTTTCCTGGCCCTCCGTACAAGGGTATCGGCAACACGGTCTTCAGTTTGTCGGCAACGCGGTGAGCGGCCTTTCTTGTCAGCCGGAAACAGATAGGGCAATCGTTGTTGAATACGACGTAGATCTTCATCACGCCTCCTTGAGAATCTTCGCGCACACTTCATCCAACTCTTCGCAGAACGAAATCAGCGCCCTTTCCAACTTGTCCAGGAACAGATCGTCGCGATACACGCGCAGGACGAACAGCGGCAACTTTGGCGAGTAGGAACAGAAGTCTGCCCACGTCCTCTTAGCAACGAACAACTCTCCCTGTACCTGCTGAACGTAGTCGGATGGTAGAGCGCCTTTCAGCAGATAGCCGATGTGAGTATGTGCCTCTGGATTCTTTAGTTCCAGCACCCCGTCGTCACCTATCAATCCGTCCGGGCTTGCTCCCCAGCGACCGCACTCGCTCACGATGAAGCCAAACTCGTCCACGGCAACCTCGTATTCCATCGCGTAGATCATCCGAGACAGCGCCTCGCGGTCATTGCCCTCTTGCATCGCCGCCGACTTGTACGTGTCTTTGTAGATGCCAGTAATCCGAGCCGCCGCGCACTCGTAGAGGTACGCAGTTCTTTGCGTCGATGGACTTCCATCTCCCTTGACGATCCGCTTGAACTGGGACGCGGTAGGGAGGCCGCGCCTCATATTCCACCACTCATCTGAATATTGGGCGACGTTAATTATCTGCATCGCTTGTCCATTGTTCTGAATGAAGCAACCTGATTCTTCCGAGTATTGGACGCAATCAATCTTAGGCATCGGATTCCTCCGCTTTCAGTCGGGCAAGAAAGGTCTTGTAGGCTTCGTATACGATGGTCGCTGACTCTTGCCCACATTCTTTCTTGACCTGTTCACCATTCACTTTCCACCACGGCGAAAACTTGGCGGCGGTTGTGATGCTGTCTTTCTCACATCTATCTAGCCACTCTGTCAGACTCTCGTTCTCTTGCGCTCCGCTACCACTAAGATCTGTTTGCGGACCGACTTCGGGATCGTCGCCCCACGAGATCAGGAATGCTTTCGCTAGACAATACTTGACGCCTACGGTGTTCGCCTTCTGCGCCGCCTTGTCTCCCGAGTCCATTCCTTCACCGATAGCAGAGACGGAGAGCGAATCAGTGCCGTCAGTGAACGTAAGCGTATGCTTCACCAGCACGAGATGGCGGGAACTCTTCTCTGTCTTGATGATCTCTGAGGCCACTAGCTCGCAATCACCACAGACCGCTATCCCGCGCTCGCTCAAAGCGGAGCGAACCTTGTCAGCAACCTTTTCTGCGCTGGCGAACGTGTAGAAAGGGAACGCATCCAGCTTGCCATCCTTCTGAACATATCCAACTTCTACCATCACTTCGGCCATGTGTTGCACGAGAGTCTTATCGCTCATTCTGCCTCCTTGACTGCGCCCATCTCTTCCAGCTTCGCTATCGCGCCATTGATCGCGTCTCGGAATTCGCGGAGATAATCCGCCGCACAGTTGACGCCAGAAGGGGTGAAGATCGTAACAGCGGCCACTCCATCCTCTCTATCCCTGAGATGAATCACAGCGTATTTTGGACCTTGCTCTACCTCAACGTACACCTCGAATCTATCTTTCGCTCGCCCGTGATGGTTTACCGTTGTGTTCGTCATCGTCCCGCCTCCTTACACAACTTCATTGTCTGCATACTTTGGTGCGAGCGGTTTATATTCCCCGCCAGTTTTCCCGCACGCCTTACACTTCATCTTAGGGATAACGCTCTGATGAAAATAGGAATCGTCATATCCCGAACCTTCTTCTGCCACGCCGCAATGCTGGCATCTGTATCTTCATCGCCATGCCTCCTTAGTCTACCAACATGTCGTCGATTAAAACCCTAGACATCTGCTTGCCATCGTCGTCCCGCCTATCCTGCGCGTCTAGCTCGGCCCGCTCCCAGGCCAGCGCGTGATCGAGAATCGCTTGCTCGGATTCGGTCAGCGCAACGAGATGCCTGTGATCGCGCTCGATCGCGTACTCCTCGCGGCCATAGTGATGGTGCACCTGCTTGCCGCCGATCTTTAGAGAATGGTGTCCAAAGAGTAGGACGGGCTTGTATTCGGGGTTCATCACTCCTCCTTACCTTCTTTCGGCATCAACCCTTCTAGCTTTGCTTTCAGTTCGTTCAGTTCTGTTTCCATGGCTACCCGCTTGGTATACTCGTCAAGCCAGCGTTTCTCAGATCGTTTCAAGTTTGCGGTGAGATCGTCTATCATTGGGGTTGGCGCGGACAGAAGGCTTTCCGAGACGAAAGAGATGTCCATCGTTTCTGGGGTTTCTTCCGTCCCAGCAGGCCTGTATACATACCGCCCGTTTTTGTAGTCTTGGTCAATTAGAACCGCATCGGAGAGGGCTTCAATTAGCGCCCCAGTCCTTTCTGTTACCGCAACCAGCATCTTCTTGCACTTCGTGTCAATCAGTAGATTCATCACGCCTCCTTACTTCACAAGCCGCACTTTCAACACACGCTCGAACATCATAAGCGCCCGGCTTGTTGGCTTGTATACGCCACGCTCTAGGTTCGAGATCGTCTCTTCGCAGTAGTCCATCTTTGCAGCGAGTTCCGCCTGCGTCCAGCCCTTCGCCTCACGTGCCGCTTTGATTCGTTCTCCGATTGTAAGCATCAGCCCCTCCTCTTCGGCAGTCTGTCCAGTGCCTGCTGTGCCAATATGACGATGCGCTCTGCCTGTTTACCGGCCTCCTTATAGTATCCATCGGAGCGCGCGGACTCCCAAATGATGAATGGAGAATCGTCCGCACAGCACATCACCTCGTCGTCTATCTTTCCCCATCGTGGAATGGGGCAATGCTTTTTGCAATGTTCATATCCGTGCGTAATATCGCGTTGATCCTTGTATTCACAGCATGGGCAATCGGCAAACATCTTTGGCACATCCCCTCCATGGATTTCCAAACGAGGCCAATCCTTTTTACCCTTCGTCGGATTCTTGGCCAGCCACTTCCACCATTCGATACAGATCGACAGTGCATCCCGCTTCGTCAGCTTTAACCATCTCTTCGGAACGTGCATCAC